TTGATGTAATGGTAAATTTGTTCATAATCATCCTCACAATTTGTCATTATAGAATTTGCTAATCTATAAGCATCATCAAAAGTCATGCTTAGCAATGTTGGAAATTGCTAAACTAGAACGTTGATTAAATCTGAAGTTCTAGCCCCTTATGTGGGGTATTCCTATTATGATAATAATTATGAATCAAAAGATGGGATATATTCATAGTCAAATGCTATGTCGACCTTACCCACGATCGAATTAGGTTACGCACCTGTCACAATCAAGCAGTAGATTTCGTCTAGCTTTCCCTAGCCTATGAAAGTATTCTGAAGGTCTAAATCATTCTTCGAGTCAGGTATGTGACTGTATCTATAAGATGTCTTTGCATTTCCCATCTAACAGTATTAACTCTATGTGATAGCATTAGTTCCGAGTGCTGGTCCGTAAGAATTTGGTGATGAACCATTTCCTAAATTTCCCATGCTTGAATATGGGTAATAACCGAATATTACTGAACCTGAATTTTCACTATTTGAACTGGTAGGTGTGTAAGTTACTGCAAAACCTGCTGTTTTAAGTCTAGTTACAGTATCTGCATGTTGTGCTAAAGGCCCTGGATAAACGCAAGATTTTGCTAAAATTAAATTATTTTCTTAAGTTCCACCTTGATTAATATCATCCCAATGACCAGATTCTGGTATAAAATGTAGATCTGCAGTACATCTAGTTGGACTAACAGCCCAAAAAGAATCAAATCCAGTATAAACGCCTAGCATTTCACGATAATTAGCTTCACTTACAAATGGTGCAGCAGGATTTAAATATAATACTCCATTTCCTCTATCATCTGTTTTTATTTATAATTCTTATGTTGAACCTATAATAGCAGTTTTTACTGGATAATTTTAAGGTCTCCTAAAAGTGAATCTTTCTGGACAAATAAATGTACTAATATATTTAGCAGAACAACCATTTATTCTATTTGACATTCTAGATATTGATCTGTCAATTCTATTAAAATCATTTCCACCTTAAATAACTACTTATTTACTTCCTTAGCTAGGATCACTACTATAATCTCCTATCCAACCACCTGAATCTGCTCCTATTTGTATATTTGGTAAATATCTTTTAACTAAATATCTAACTGCCATAGGTCCTAATTCTTTAGCCATTGAAATCGCTCCTTGTTTAATAGAGTCCCAATCATCTAATATTATTAATTTCCTTAAGGTATCTGTTGTATATTCAGTTTTCTTAAAAGCATCTATTAAAAGTTAACCGTCTGGTTCTTCTTTTAAAGTTTCGAGAGCATTATTTAAAGATAATGCTGATCCATTAACTGAATCGTTTGTTTTTACTTGAACGAAAGCATTTGCCATTGCAATTTTGGTGATCTTCTTTAATCTTTAAAGATCATCCCATGAAATATTTGCATTTGCATACTCTTTTGCTTCTTAAACTCCATAACCTTTATATGGTTCAACTACATCTTCTATAGCATCAAGTGCTTTTTACATTTATTTCCACTTAGGTCCATTAGTACCTTCTCCGTAAATTCCGACTACATCTTTAAATTTTCTTTTATTTTCATCAGGTTCGAATTCTCGACGAATTTTTTATATTCTTTCATCCATTTCTTTTAATAAAGCATCTCTATTCTTGTCATTCTGTTCCCTAAGGAAAGCAGCTTCCACTTATGTAATTGCTGAGTTCTTAGCTAAGTCCTATTCTTTCTAGGTTTATAATTTTTTCGATAATTATTTACCCAATCTCTTAGATAACTCTTTTACAATTTCCGATCTATCTGATTATTACATCTTTCACTATTTTTGTTAGTTCTATTTTAATTTGATTAAGTTCTTGAATTTTTTGAATTCTTTTTTTTTTTTTTTGCGCATAAAGCTAGCGCATCCACTTTTTAAAATTCTCCATAACAAGACTAATTTATAATTCCTTAGGCTTGCGCATTCACTATTTAAAATGCTCCATAACAAGTCTAATTTATAATCTCTTAATATACATCAGTTTAATTCAAACTATATAATAATTAAATCAATGTATCACGATTAATTTTTTATTTTTTTAATATTAATTATAATCCTTAAAATTCTTAATCATCATTTAATACATTCCCTACTAATTTAATCTATCTAACTTATTTTTTATCTAATAAATAATTAACTTTATCTTAAGCTAAAACTTTTTAACCTGTCAATTCTAGCATATTCATACACATTTTATCGATAAACTGGAATCTTTATTCGTATACTACAGCGCTACATATAGCTTATAAATGTTTACTACAATCATCTACTATAGCATTCATTTTAGAAAAATTTTATTTAGTGGTTAGGAACTTAATAATAT